AAATTCGAGTTTCGTAACCCCATAACACAAGAAGATTGGGAAGTGCGGCTATTGTCACCGATACGAATATCTGTTGAGTCACGTGATCCCAGTAAGTATGTTGCAGAGATTGAGCTGTTTGGAAAGGAAATTGAAAAAATGAGAGTTGAACTAATACATGTAGAAGACCTCGCGGCTGGAGCCGATATTACGAACCGGCCCATATTTGTTAATCCGAAGGCAGTGACATTAAATTCTATCGGAATCTTAACTGAAGGTGCTCCGGCCGGCATAGACGATTCTAATACGGCAGTAATAACCATTAAAGACGAAGGCGGCAATACAATCGTAGCCAAAACATACAATTCAGCAACACAGCCGCCGGTAAGCGATTATGCAGATCTTGGCATTCTTGCAAATCAGGATTTAGCTGCTGGCGAGCATGTCACATTGTCGGTGACGCAAGGCACGACGGCCGATATGCCTAGCTTTTCAATTGTCCTGGAGTATTATTACACGGCATGAAAAACTTACCTGCTAACCTAATCATTGAGAAGAACAAGCTGGCAACGCCGAATCCGTGGCTAGTATTGCTGGAGATTGCGCTAACGAACGGAACCAATCTGCGGTTCGTTCGCAATTACGAAGACGTCGTGTTTTATGCTGGGCATGACCCAGACATCAAGGGACATTGGAAACTAAACGACAATGCTGCAACCACAACCGTGCTGGACAGCTCCGGCCTTGGTTACGATGGTACTGCCCAGCGAAATACCAATCTGATGAGGTCACTGATAGGTCACTGGAAGATGAATGACAACGAGGCGTCAACTACAGTAACAGATAGCACGGCCTACGATCACAATGGAACGGCGCAACAGAACACGTCTGTCCTGCACGTTGATGGCAAGCTGGACGGCGCGCTCTCATTTAATGGCACCAGTGACTATATCGTTGTTCCAGACAGCGACGAGCTTGACATCGGGACGAGTGACTTTTCGATATCATTCTGGATGAAGACGCCTGCAGCGCCGTCTACTATGCGATTGATATCCAAACGAGACGGTAACGTAGGCTACGAGATTTATACACACGAAACTTATAGCAGTATCGCATTATTCATTGGCGATGCGAGCAGTTATGTTACGAGCATAGGTTTGACAAATGTCTTTGATAACCAGTGGCATCACGTAGTAGTGACATTCAACAGAGATGGCAATGGAATAATTTATGTCGACGGGCAATTAGACGTCACAAGAGACATCTCCGCACAATCGGGCTCGATAGCGACGGCTAAAGACCTATACATAGGACGGTCTTCACGTGTTGATTCAGGACACTATGATGGCATACTCGATGATATACGGATATATAATAAAGTTTTGACTCCAGATGAAGTCACTCAGCTATATAATTCCGGCATAGGCACAGAAGACGAGTTTGTAGACGATGGTAAAATCAATGGTGCGCTAACATTTAATGGAACAAGTGACAGAATTATTGTTCCAGATACTCCAGATTTAAACTTCGGCACGGGTGACTTTTCAATCACATTCTGGATGAAAACGCAAGCGTCTGGGACAATGAGACTGGTCTCAAAGAGAGGTAGTGGTACACCAAATGTGGGCTATGAAATATATGTAACAGATGGACAGCCTAGCGTTGGATTTTATATTAGTGATGATACTACATATGTCCATACTCCTGCCATTGGAGCTACTGATATTAGGGATGGCAGCTGGCATCATATTGTTGTATCATTTGACAGAGGCAACAACGTTGCAGCCTATATTGATGGTAACATTGAGGGGGCTAAAGCTATATCGTCAATACAAGGTTCAGTAACATCCCCAATCGATTTATATATTGGTGACTCGTCGCTGAACCCTGGTACTAGCTATTTTAAAGGCAGCATTGATGACGTTCGCATTTATAACAAAGCCCTAACTTCCGACGAAGTCACGCGCCTATACAACTCCGGTCGGGGAACAGAGTCTTATCCTGCCGTTTACACAGCGTTTCCATTTGAGATTGAACCAACGAAACAGGACAACCAGGGCGAAATACCCACGGTGACATTGAGGGTTAGCAATGTCTCTCGATTGCTACAAAAATATCTGGACGAACTTTCTGGAGCTATCGGCTCCATAGTCAAGGTTACGGTCGTAAACGCTGCCCATTTGCAGGAAGACTACTCTGAGCTGGAGATGACGTTCGACGTGCTTGCATGCCACAGTGACGCAAGCTGGGTGGTCTTCACGCTTGGCGCACCTAATCCTTTGCGGCAGCGGTTCCCACTTGAGCGTTACATGGCTCTGCATTGCGGATTTGTTTTCGAGTCCGCAGAATGTAGCTATGTTGGCAGGCCGATCACTGGAATAACCAATGACACATATGCGAAAGTCTCTGTTACGTCACATCCGTTTGTGGTTGGTGACACTGTAAAATTCTCAGACGTGCAGGGCATGACAGAGATAAACGGCCAAACCGGAACCGTTCTAGACGCTGACCCCGATGCCGATGGCAATGCGTTTATAGTAGATATTGACACTACGACTTACTCGGCTTACACAAGCGGCGGCATTGCAGGTTTCGCTAGCTGTAACCGTACACTATCAGATTGCAAACGAAGGGAGAACCAAACCAGATTCGGCGGCTTTCCTGGAATACGTACAGGCAGCGTGAGGATAGCATGATAGATGTCACTGATCTAATAGGCAAACCGTTTGATATGCAGAATCAGGCAGGCTACAACTGCTACGGCCTATGCCGTGAGGTCTGTCAGCGCATGGGAATAAAGCTGCCGGACAGACAGCCTGTCGAGGACCTCGCTGAAAGGTCGCTTGTTATCAATGCCAATAAGCAGGACTATGAAAGACTAGATAGCCCAGAGCCTGGCTGCCTCGTGACATTCAAGGTACGGCCTCCGTATGTCACTCACGTTGGCGTAATGCTGGATAAGATTAGATTTATACACGTAATGAAGAAACGGCAGGTTTGCATTGAACGAATTTGTTGGAGCTCCAGCTCGTACAAGTTAAGAATCCATTCGACCGAAAAAAGCGAGAAGTCACTACGCTTGCTTTTAAGAGACAATCTCTGCAACAGCTATACGATGAGCTTGTCCCGAAAGACATTGATGTAGTCATTAGCGTAAACGGCCAACCTGTCGAGAAGCAATTCTGGCCCACCACAATTCCACGAGTCGGTGACCAGATTGTTGTCATGCCCGTAGTTTCTGGAGGTGGTGACGATAAAGCTATCCTTGGTGCTATCCTCACAATTGCGTTGGTCTGGGCTGCACCAGGAATATCCGCTCTGGCAATAGGCAGAGGTTGGGAAGCCGGCATGATAGCGGGATTTGGCGGCCTAAGCCTGATGCACGCTGTCGCTGGTGTAGGCGTCATGCTGGCAGGTGGCATGCTCATCAACTCTATCATGCCGAAACCGTCTCTTAAATCTCCAGATTTTGACGGTGACTACACACAGACCTATAGCTGGAACCCAGTGACATTGCAGAAGCAAGGCATAGTCATTCCGCGGTTTTACGGCAGGAACAAACTGTATGGCAACGTAATAGCCGTAAACGCTGAGCCGGACGCGACGGACGAAACGAAACAGAATCTTAATATCGTTTTGTCACTATGCCAGGGGCCTATTCAGTCGATTAGCAATATCCAGATTAACGACCAGCCTGTTGAGAATTATGATAATGTCATTGTAGACACCAAGCTGGGGCTATTAGACCAAACCGTTATCAGCTTTAATGGTAGTGACATGATTTGCAAGCCGGACTATCGGCCTAACAGAATTGTCACTAATGCAGGCGGGCCGGTCGAGTATACTACGCCAGACAATGACTATGACGACCTGGAGATTGATATTGTCTTCCCACGAGGTGTTTACTACGCGAACAATCAAGGCGGCCTGTCGAACCATTCAATCGGCATAAAAATTGAGATTAAAGAGGTTGGCGGGGTGTACTCGACGTTAGTTGACACAACTGTCACTAACAACACAACTTCTGCGGTCTGGAAAACATATAAGGCCAGTGAGACTTACGCAGGCGGCGTACCAGTGACAATCACAGACGGCAAGCGGTATGTTATACGTGTCACTAAGACCACTACCGATAAAGGTGTTCGGTACGGTGACGAGGTACGGCTGGGCGGTGTGCGGGAAGTAATCAACACGAAATTCACCTACCCAGGAAGAGCTCTTCTTGGTGTCTCTGCGCTGGCAACTGAACAGCTATCAGGTTCTCTCAATGTCTCTTGTATCGTAGAAGGCAAGGTCGTTCGGATTTACGACGGCAGCACATGGTCAATCGGCTACACAACTAATCCTGCATGGGTACTCTATGACATATTGACACAGCCGGTCATTAGCGGTGACGGTAGTGGTGGTAATCCCTGGACGGTTGAACGATACGACGGCATAGACCCAAGCAGGATTGATACTGAGGCATTCTGGGAACTTGCGCAATTCTGCGATGAGCTTGTCCCTGACGGAGAAGGCGGGACAGAGAAACGAATCACGTTCAATGGCGGCTTCGATACAGGGACAACCATGTGGGAAGCCGCGCTGAAAGTTTGCGAAGTTGCGCGGTGTGGCCTGGTCTGGAACGGCGTAGAGCTAACAGTTGCAATTGATAAAAGAGTCGCTAACCCCGTGCAGATGTTCACGGTCGGCAATATCATCAAGGATACGTTCAAAGAGACATTCCTGCCTCAAGAGGATCGTGCTGGCGAAATCGAGATACACTACCGTGACGCCCTGCAGGATTATCAGCGGGTTCCGTTTACGATATTTGATTCTGAGGCGGGACATTCTACAAAGAAAGTGACATTAGAGCTCTTCGGCACAACCAAACAATCCGAAGCGTGGCGTGCCGGCATGTACCGTCTGGCGCAGAATAAACTACTCAAATCTGTAGTCGAGTTTGAGGCGGATATTGACGCGATAGCCTGCACTCTTGGTGACGTTATCTACGTCCAGCATGACGTACCTGAATGGGGCCAGGGCGGCCGTGTCGTGCAGGCAACACACAATACATTGACGGTAGACAGGGACATTGAGCCGTCCGAAGAGACCGATGAGGTCATGGTGCGTGTCACTGATGACTTTGGTAATGAATCTATCGAAACACACTTGGTGTCAAGTGTTGACGGCAATGTCATTACGATAGAGGATTCCTGGACGAAAACACCGCGCAGAGATGACGCTTGGGCATACGGTCAACAAAATCTATATGCTCGGAAATATCGCGTT